CAGCTGTATTAAATATTAAATTACCTGAAGCTGTAGTTAATTCATTGCCACCTGAACTTGTTATAATTCTTAAATCATAGTCATCTGAAGCAGGAGCTTTTAAATCTATATATCCACCACTTGAACCACCAATTTCAATCCTACCAAAAGCATTGCTTTCAATACTAATTAAATCATCTACATCTAAAGTTCCATCAATGTCAACATTACCACTAAAAGTTCCTGTAGTTCCTGCAATAGTTCCACCAGTCACATTACCAGTTAAATTACCAGTAACATCACCTAACAAATTTCTATGTATAGTTGTAGGTAGGCTTAAACTAATTGATTGATCTAAAGCACTTGTAATAATTTGATTTGTAGTTCCAGTTACATTTAAACTTTGAGAATCTAAATCTACTGATCCACTTCCTGAATCACCTAATATGTCTAAATCTTGAGCAGTTATACTTGAATCTACAAAGCTTTTGACTGCTGCTGAAGTTGGTATAGTTGTATCATTATTATTGTTAGCTATTCCGTCTGCTGCATCTACAAATTTTGTGATTGTAATACTTTCACCAGTATCTGTCAAAGAACCCCATGACAAATTCCCTGAAATTGTTGCAGTTGTATCTATTGTTATTGATCCAGTAATTATAGCATTTCCAGAAACATGCAAAGCCTCTGTAGGAGTTATTCCTATTCCTATTTGAGTATTAGATACATATAAAGGAGTACTGTTTCCTAATCCATCTGTTAACAATTTTGCTGTAGAACCGATAGGATCATTGTCAACTGTTTTTATAATTGCATCGTAAGTAGCGGAAATTAATTGTCCTGTAAATGTTGCCAATGTGTTTTATTATTAAATTGTTCTACTTTATTTTTTAAATACTTTTTAAGCAGGATTTCGTTTTTTTCCTGTTCATTTTTCTTTTCTAGTTCAACTGCCATCCACCAAAATTTGCTGTATCGTCTGGATATATATCTGGAAAACTATTTGCATAGTATTCAGGAAATTGAGCAGGTGAATTGTCCTGTAAATAATCTATTAATCTATTGCTAAAGTATTGAGCTGTAGTTCTTTCTTTTTCTATTAAATAGTCCACCTCATTCTTATCTACATTAATTGCATTTTCTGAAGTGTGCTTATATATACCATTGTTAGAAATTGAATAAGCTGCAAATGGCAAATATTCTACCATTGCCCAATGACAAAGAGCAGGTTTTATATAATCTGTAACTAATGTTAAATAATGTCCTGTTAAATTATTATTAGTAATTTTAGTTTCTAATTGATTATTAAGTTCAGTTCCTAAAAATCTTTGAATTTGAATTTCTTGGGCAATAAAAATATATTGAATGAATTTATCAGTATCAATATTTCCATTTGCTGATGTGAACCTTACTAAATCGTCTCTATTTATAAATAATACTTGCGCCATAGTTTAATTTTATTTTCTTTTTTGGTTTCCATCCTGGATAATGACCATTTTTTGGCATATTAATTGGAGCTTTTACAGCTAATTTTGAACCTGGAGGGTTTCTGTCATATCTTTGAGGAATTTTTCTAGTTTTTTCATAAGCTGCCAAATTATTAGAAGGCTCTGTATTACTTTCTAATCGGTATAAAATACGTTTCCAGGAATGTCTACAGTAAACTCCTCCTTTAAATTTGAACAAATCATATTTTTTATTATTATGTCCTAATTCTTTATTAACTCCTTCTCTAGACGCTTTGTCAATATCCTCAATAGTCCATACAATACCTTTATTAGATAGGTTCATCATGTTTTCACAAAAAGTTCTTGTTTTTCCAACTTTAGTTTTACCTTTTAATATTCTTGTAGAACTTAATTTATAAGTGTATCTAATTTTATATAATCCATTTTGAGAATCTAAAACACTATAAGCATTTCCTTTTTTTTTTGAATTAATTTCATCTTTTAATCCTAGAAGACCTTTAATTTTAGAAAGAGTACTTTTTTTCTCTGTAATTAGATAATTTGCCCAGTCCTCATTATCAGTATCATCATCAGCATCAATTTCATCTACATAAATATAATCTTCACTTAATTTATGACCAGTTTCAGCTAGTGATCCTAAAACATTTTTAGTTTCATCTTCACTTAACTCATTTTCAGATAAATTAAGAGCTGTTGGATAGTCGTCATGTGATTCGCATGGCATATACCATATCTTACCATCTTCTTCGTGCTCGTGGTGTCCTTTACAGCCTAATTTCTCAGCTTCTTCTTCAGCTTCTTCAATAGTTTCAAAGACTGGTTTATTATCTATTTTCTTTAAATCAACTTCTACTTTTTGCTCGTCAATATCTTCTTGTTTAATTCCAGTTTCTTCTTCTACTTGATCGTCTGTTAAATCAGTGTCTTCATCCATAAAATCCAATGGTTTAAGAGTTTTGAAGTAAAGATTCAGAGCTATGTCATTAGTTGCTAAAATGTCATCTAAAGCATCAATAACGATGTCCTGAAAAGGTTTTATTACAATATTTAAAAACAGATCTGTAGCTACTTGAATTTCATCTGCATTGTTACCTAAACCTCCACCAGATTCTCTAATTCCTAGTAAAAGTGGTGATGTAATTCTATGACCTACCATTAATTTCTTAACACACTCCTCAGCTAAATAAGCATAGTGTTCAGGAGCATTATTTAAAGAAATATCATCTACTGTAGTTGCTGATTCTTGATTAGCATTAAAGGCAACTATTACTTTGTCTCCTATTGAGCCTGTTAGTTTGCCTAAAATATCGTTTTTAATCTGTAATTGCTTCTCTTTGTCAGGTACTCCATTGTTAAAATTGACAACTTTTGTTCCTGAAAATCCGTTTTGTGTTTCATTTATTAAGTAAGCACTAATTTCTTCTTCTAAAAGTGCGTAAGGCATAGAAGCCGAGTAGCTAGGAAGGCTATAATAATGGAAACCTACTACATATTTCTTGACTATAAACAGTTCATTTAGCTCTTTTGAAGTACCAAATACAGGTATTCTCTTTAATTTATCTCTTTTTTTGTACTCCTTCCAGTCAGGATGATAATAATAAGCATCAATTTCACCTTTGTCATTACATTTTTCAGCTCTTAAAGTCTGTCTAGGGAAATATGTTATCTTACTTATTTGCCTATCTGTATTATATGTTATTTGAAAAGCTCCTTCACCTAGTATAACAAAGTCTTGAACTACTCTAAATAGGTCTTTATTCTTAATTAGAGACTTCATTTGTGCATACTGATCTGGCTTTTTATTTGAATCAGTAGCATCTATCCCATGACCATATACAAAATTAGTAACACCATTTAAAATAGAATGATTTGTAGTAGAACCTACATATCTGTCAATGACATATTGATAGTAATCATTATTTTCACCTATAGAAACAAAATCTTGATTTCTTTCTTCATAAACTCTAGGAGCTTCATAAGAATTTAGATTTAAAATGTGAATGTCGCTTTTAGTCTTCATAGAATACAAATTCATTTGTTGAGCTTGTAGTAGTGTATTCGCCTGAGTTGACACTATACTCGCTTATTGTTTGGTTAGTGCAAAATATACGCCCTCTGAAAACTTCTTGAGAAGGACTTGTTATTCTTAATGTGTAAAAATTATCCTGTTCTAAATTTGGAAATGTAGAAGTGAATTGATACCAGTATCTATCTAAAGTAAACTGATTAGTAAAGTTTTCAGTATATACATTCTTGTTTTGAGAATCACTAACTATGTTTACAGCATAAGTAGTAGTAGAAGTATATTCTCTAGGAATTACTTTTATAATCTGATTGTTATTTGTCTCCTGTAGTATTATCATATTAAAATTTTAAAATAAAAGGGGGTGACCTATTAAAGTACCCCCTTCTAACCTAAACAAAACTTAATGAAAAGAAACCTATCGTTTTTTAGCTATTAGTACCTGTAACTATTGTTTCAGTTGCGCCAGTTAGTCCAATAAATGGATTTGCTAGAGTTGCCCCTGAAATAAAATTAGCAGGAAGTTTTTCTTGAGCTGTAAGTGTTAAAGTGTAACCACTTAAATCACCCATTGCTGTCCCTGTAGCAACTGTTCCTCCAGTTACTTCAGCTCCAAACTCAACACCCATTAAAAATGCATTTCCGTTGTTATCAACAACTGCAACTTGAGGTCTTCCGTAAGCCAATAGCTTTATTTGTACATTATCTTCTTTACTTAATTTAGTAAGATTCAAAGTAAGAACTTGTTCAAAGAATGTAGTTCCAGTTTCCCTAGAACTTGTAATAGTTTGTTCTAAACTACTACCACCTTTAAGATCGTACTCGTATGCTGAAAACGTACCATCTGCATCTGTCACTTCATCATCTGTATACGTTATTGCTCCTAATCCTCCAAAGTCAACAAAGAAAACCTTTTGTATTCCCCCTACTACATCTTTGCAAGGAACTGCTCTACCTGCACTTAAATTACATGCCATATTATTATTTTTAAAAGGTTAAACTTTATTTAATTCTATTGATATAAAACAATATCTTCTCTAATTCCGTATTGGATTCCTGCTTTCCATCTCATGATAAATCTCACATTTTGAGAACCATCGATGTCTTGCATGTCAATTAATCTAATTTCATTGAAGTCAGATTGTAAGCCACATCCAAAAAATAAATTTGAAACTTGAGCAGCTACCATTGAATCAGCAGGCATTCCTGGTGAATAAAATATTTTAACACCATCTACAGTTAATGGAGTTCCATTGAACCATAATGTTCCTTTATTTTCTATCCCTGATCCTGCTCCTACAACTCCTAATGCTTGTACATAGAATCTATAGATTGCAGAACCTACGTAGATATGAAGGTCTTCTTTGTCATATATTGCAGCAGGAATAGCAGCAGTTACTTTTTGTAACTCAGCTATAACATTAGCAGCAGTTACAGGCGTAGCAGCTACATCAACACCACCATCAGCAAGTAATAAAGGACAAAATCCTTCAAATTCTCCTGCAGTTCCATTAGTTCCACCCCATATAACTTGTTCGTATTTGTCAGCTACTTTTTCAGCAAAAGAACTGATAATGAAATCTGAAAATGATGCAGGTAAGTCATAGTTTAATGGTGAATATCCCATCTCAGCAGCTTGCCATGTTTGAGAAAATTCAGACTTACAAAATTGTGAATTTATTTGAAACTCCTCTAAAGTAATTACTTGCTCTGTAAGAGTTACAGCACCAGTGTCAGTAAAGTCACATGTTGCATTTTTAATAAAGTTAGAGTCGAATGCTCCTTTTTGAATAACATACTTGTAGTCGATGTTAGGTAAAACTGTTAATCCTCCATTATCTAGAGTATTTCCAGTTAATAAACTGGCACGGACGTACTTAGAAGCCCAAGTTCCTGCATAGCTTGTAGTCAAATTAACTGTAGTAGCTAGGTCTACTTTGTGATTGCTCATTTTTTTAAAATTTAATTATTATTTATTATTTGTATTATTTTCTCTTTAGTAGTTATAGGTCTGTTATTGCCTAGTTTTACTCTTTCTTTTTTAACTTCTTTTTCTGGATTATGTGAAATTGGATCAGCAGCAACTTCAATAGAATTTAATTCTACTTTTGAAGCTTCTACTTTTTCTTCTTTAGAATACATTTCATCTTCTTTAGAATTTTTGCTTTCTTTATCAGACTTTAAATCTGCAATAGCGTCTTCTAAGTTTTTAATTCTTATTTCCATTCCTTTCCAGTC